ATACACATATTCCATCTTTATCATACGATTTGATAATTGGTGGAACATATCCTAGTTCTTTTAATTCGTTTGGAACTGTTTCACTAAATGCAGGTGTGTTCATAATCAGTACATACAGAAATAGGAGTTAGATAATTTACCTAACTCCTATGTTATTTTTAGAAAGGACTAAAATCTTCCTTTTCTTCTTCAGTTTCAGTTGATTCAGAAATTTCGTTTTCTTCTTCATCAGAAGGCATCGAAACCTTGTCATCCAACTTGGAATACAAGTCCATGAAAGTGTCTTTGGTCTGATCATCAAACCTTGCAACACACATTGCAATCGCTTTCATACGATCTTTGAAGATCGAAAACGCATGAACAATGTGAACCAGACGGCGAGTGGCGATTATCTCATCAACTCCACCATCATAAAAGGTTTTACGAATCAAATCCGCCCAGTCAACAAGTTTTGCAGAAAACTCTTCATCCAGACAATTAAGAGAAGTCATCAGTTTGTTGATGATTTTCTTCTCAACTGTTACAGAAGGATATTCTTGTTCAACTGTAATTGGAAATCTTTCAAGGAAGGCTTCGTTTAAGATGTTAGTTCCGATAAATCGACCATCTTCAGAACCTTTACCTTTAGTGTTCGCAGTCGCCATGACTGTGAAACCAGTTTTAGGACGAACAATCCTTCCTTCTTTTTTAATCAGAAGTGGATTTCCTTCCAGAACAGGCTGCAGACACATAATTTTGTTTGATGCAAGGTCAACTTCATCAAGAAGTAACGTTCCACCACGTTCCATTGCAAGAACAACTGGCCCGTCTTGCCAAACTGTTTTACCATCAATCAATGCGTAGTGACCAATCAAGTCATCTTCATCAGTTTCAATAGTAATATTCACACGAAAAAGTTCTTTTTTCAATTCCGCATGAACTTGTTCAATCATCATGGTTTTTCCGTTTCCAGAAAGACCAGTAATAAAGACAGGATAAAATTGTCCAGATTTTTTGATGGTCTTTACATCACCGTAATGACCAAACTTAACGTAGTTCCCAACTTTTGTAGGAACATAAGATTCCGTTTCGTTTTTAGGGAATTCAATAACATTGGTTGCCAATGCAACTTCTTTCTTTTCTTCTGTTGCCATAGGAACAAATGCAACTTTTGCATCGGTTGCAACATTTCCATTAATCTCAGGAATACGAAATACGCCCCTTCGGACTTTATTTTCGCTTTTCCAAATAAATGATGGTGCATACTTAGAAAGACCTTCACTTTCTGCCCATTCCATCAACTGTTTCATAGTGACTTCACGGTCAGGAAAAACCTTTTCAAGACCCTTGACAATTTCAGTTCTCTTGTCAGTCAAATTACTCATAACAAATCTCCATTAGGAGGGTTCACATTAGAGAAAAGTCATCTTTTCTCATTTCCATAATTATATTATACCAAATTTTGACAGGAATGTCAAGTTTTTTACGCAACTTTTTCGATAAATGCGTTAAGAAGGATGCGATTTTGCAACTTTCCTTTGGTATTCTTTTTCAGTGCTTTCCGAATTTCCGCTTTGGTTGATCCGGCCTCAACTGAACCCATATGATCAACTTCATCAATTTCAAGACCTTTGGTATTGATGATGTAAAGTTCATCATAAGCTGTTTCTGAATCGATCAAGAACTTTTCCTTGCGAAACATACTATAATCTTCATCAGTAGGATATCTTGACATTGCATAACTCAAATTACCCATACTTCTTCTTCCAGAACCAGAAGTCAGGAAAAATCCAAGAAGATTAATTCCTAATGACCTTTTTAGTGCAATTAAAAGAAGAGAAGTTACTCTACTACTTTGCCCTCTTTTAGCTTCTTCTGGAAAAACTCTCATACGAGTTGCAGGATCATCAATATGAGTTGAATTTCTATCAAATCTCCTAACTTCATTATCAGAATCCAAATATTGATTGTGTTGGTTACTCTGACCATCAGTCAAAAATACTGCATTGACAATCTGAGCTTTTGTTTTCATTTTAAACTCTTCAATCACAGATTTTGCAACAATAATCGTATCATTTAGTGGAGTTCCACCAAGTGAAAAATTATTAGGCATTCCGTAATACCGATAATCACTACTGTAATAATGAGAATAACGATTATCATATCCTTCTGCAATCATAAGAAGATTTTGATATGCATTGTTCAACTCACGATTTCTCATTCTTGAGGAAAAAAGATTCATCAAACGAAAACCATTTGAAACTACAATGTTGTTCTTTTTGTAGTTTGCAATTTTCTTTCCTATTGCAGTATGATCATAAGGCTTTCTTTCAAAGTCCTTATAAATTTTAGTATTATCTTCATCTTTCCAATCACGATAATGATCAGAAAATGCGTACACTTCAAAAGGAATCTGAACTTTAGAACAAAACATAGTCAAGTTTACCAACTGTTCAATGGTATCTTTCATGTAATTGTGCATGGAACCAGACCAATCAATGAACATAACCATACCGTGATTCTTTCCTTCAGGCAAATTTGTGATTTGCTGAAACAGATTTTCACTATACTTATATGCATGAATCTTGTTCATGTCAAGAGTTCCTTTTTTTGAATTATATGCCCTACGATGAATATCTGCGGCTTTCTTCATTTCAAACTCTTTGACCATGTAACTGACCATCTTGTCATTGTTTGACTTGAACTTTTTCAGAAGTTTAATTCCATATTCAGTTGCACCATCTTGAGTTGCATAATAACTGTTACATTCTTCAAGTGTTTTCTTGAAATCAATTACGAGTGCATCTGTATTGACTTTAGGAAAAGTCAAATAAAGAGGAAGTTCTGTTCTTTCATCCATATCCGCCAGTTCTTCTTCTCTCTTACGAAATTCTTCATCAGTAAGAGACATTGGCCCCGTAGACATATTTTCACGATCTCCAAAGACATTTCCAACACCACCCTCAAATCCATTAGAAGTAGTTTTCTTGGAAGATTCTTTTTCTTCAGATGAATCATCCGACTCTGAATTTTCTCCATCAGTCTCATCAGAAGATTCTCCCTCTTTTGATTTGTTTCCAGAACCATCTTCACAAGAATCTTCAGAATCTTCGTCTTCATCACCTGAACCAGAGGCCCCTTCTCCTTCACATTCATTGTCAGAATCACCAGCGAATATGTCTTTCATCATTTCATCCATCTCAGAACCATCTGATCCTTCGGATTCTTCTGAATCTTCTGAATCCATTTCTTCCCATTCAGAATCTTCTTCACCAAATTCGCCGTAACTGTTATCAGTTTCCGATTCGTTTTCTTTACACCAATCATAAAGTTCATCACAAACCTTGACAACTTCTTCCCAAGATTCGGTTCTTTCAACACGATTGACCCAAACTTTTTCTTCATCAGTAAATTCGATTCCGTAAGCGGTTCCGGCTTTGGTATATAAGTTAATACGATCAATCAGACCAAGATCGTTAGGGTCAGTCCCCATCTTTCTCAATCCGAAAAAATCTTCATCCATTAAACTTTTGTACCCTTCAATCATTGACTTGCGGGCACCAGCAAACTTTCTCTTGATTTTCTTTTCGATTCTTGCATCTTCTATAACATTAAGGAAGGACTTGTATCCTTTTCCTTTTTTACTTACAGAAGAATGCCATCCATCTTCAGGAGTCCATAGTGCGTGACCAACTTCGTGGGCACAAAAAAGGTCATAGACCTCAGAACCAGGCTTCCATTTTAGGATAGGTAGATACAGAACACGATTTTTTACATCGAATGCTGCGGTAGGAATTTTCTTGTGTTCAACAGTAATGTTCTCTGCTGCCATAAGTTTGGCAAGAAGAGATTTCTGTTCTATTAAGGAGGTTGTTTTGAATTTCATGATAATTTATTGTTGAAAGGTTTACTTTCTCACTCTTTACTTATATTATACCAAATCCTGACAGGTTTGTCAAGTTTTTTCTGAAGTTTCTTCAGATTCTTTTTCAGAATCTTTTGAAATAGTTCTTGCGTAGTCGCCAGTCCCATCATCTAAATGTTCATACCCTGTCATTTTTTCCGAATACTTATCCAGAAGTTCTTTTCTCATATCTCTTAATGTCTTGGATGTCATGTTTATTCCTTTCTCACTTTCACTTATATTGTACCACAGAAACGTACTGAATGTCAAGTTTTTTTCGGCATAAAATTATCTAAAAGATCTGGATCAACACCCACCATATCTTTTGTCAATTTTGTCTTTGGTACATTAGCCGCAATCCAACTCAAAATTTGCCGTTTAACATCTGTTTCTGGCCCGATTGATTTTCCTTCTTTCTTGAGAGTCAAGTAGGTAAAATCTTTAATAATTATATCCCCCTGAGAAGTTTTCATGGGTTTTTTTGTGTCAGGATCGGCCCATACAATAGTATTATCTCTATTATTGAGAATAACCCGAACTCCACCATTTAACCCTCTTGGAAGTTTTCCTTTAATAACATCGTACATATTTGTAGCGGCACCTTCATGTGAGAGTAACATAATATCTTCTGGAACTACTCTTTCACGATTTCTATTATTAAGAATTGCAACTGCATAATTTGTTAATACCCATGTAAGATGGATATTTTTTGCATCATATCCTGCTTCCACTAATTTTGGAATGACATCTCCAATATCACTTGCATCTTTCATTGTGATATCGAACATGATATTTGGTAAATGTCTGGTGTTTGCATCTCTCAAAAGAAGATCAAGGGACTTGTCTTTTATGTTCTTTTTCTTCACAAACATATGAAGTTTGTATACTGACTTTGGATCTTTTAAGGATAAATTCTGAATTGTTGGATACATTTTCTTTGTATCCGCCAATTTCATGAATGCTTTTTTCCATTCATCTACATCACGAATTTTGAACTTTTCACCTTCCATAAAGTTCTTGATTGCAAAACCTTTGCCTGATCCTGCACCACCAGCGAGGAACACTATTTGTCCATAGCG